GGCAGCGTTACTTGCTCCACCGTCAACAAAAGCATCAACGTCAGTTGATGTACCCACATCAAGAGTAACATTAGCGTTACCAGAAGCTTCAAGAACTTCTAATGTTCCACCAATGACCATGCTATCAGCAGGTAAATCAATTAACTTAACGATGTCATCACCTGCTAATGAAGTATTGTCAACTGCATCATAGACAGGAGATGTAATTATATAGGGTCTAGGTAAATTACCCGGATGACCTACTGTACCACCACCAGTGATGGTTCTATCATAAGTAGCCATAGTTAGTCCTCCCTATTAAGCAAAATCTATAACGCCACGGACTATAGCTTCTGGTCTAAGAACTTTTCTACCAAAAACGTGTAGTCCTCTAACAACGTCAGAGAATGATTCTGTTGAACGTACCACTTCGGTCTTAGCGATGTGAGACGCTGTAGCAGTACTTGAGATGTGACCTGCTAAGATAACGTTCTCAGAAGCGTCTGTTGCGACACCTGATAATGTTACTTGGTCAGTACCTGCTGTACTGTTTAATGCTGTAGACTTGTAGCAAGAAAAGCCTGCAAGTGTACCCGGAGTTGCAAGTCCGTTTCTTAGGTTAGAAGAAGCATCGCCAGTTACCTGTACTTCTGCTATCTTGTTACCTGCTTGAAACATCTTCTCGTAGAAGATTGGAGGTGCAACAAACCATCTGTTCTCTTCTGGTACAGATTGATCATCTAATACTCTAGCCATTAAGAGCATTAAGTTGATACCTGCATCGTCTGCTTCTACGTTAATAGGACTAGATGCTGTACCTAAAGATGTATTAGTAGTTGTTAAACCACCTGATAAACTTGCATCGTCAGCACCTGCAATACCTGCACCGTCTGAGATTGCTTGTAGCACATTTGCATCGTATTTTCTCTTCAAAGAAAAAGCACCTGATGAGGTAGCTAATGCTTCAAAGTTGATGTGAGATTGTCTCTCCTCGATGTCATCAATTTTAAATGCAAATGCGTTAGCTTGGTCTACGGTCAATGTAATTTGATCGTCTGCCAAGTTTTGAGTATTTACCACAGAACCTCTAGTGTAACTTGATACAGTGATAGTTGGTTCTTTGATAATATTTACAGTGTCACCAAAGTTTTCAATTTCCCCAGTGTAATCAGTATTAGTAATGTCTTCTGCAACCGAAGCACGTCTAAAGAATTTGAGAACTTTTTGGCTAAAAATTTGAGGAGTGAAATTACCTGACGGTAAATTTCCGTATCCTGCTGCTGTTCCGAAAGCCATTTTCTCTCTCCTTATTTGAGGTTTAGCTGTTCATATTAATTCGCCCTTCTTGCCTTGCTAGATCGATCTCTTTTTCAAATTTCTCGAACTCCCAAGGTTTCATCTTGGCGATGTCAGAACCCTTCCAAACTTTTTTAGTTGAATCTTTTGTTGCAACTTCTTTTGGTTGTTGTCTTGCGACTGTTGCTGCAGCATCAGACTCTTTTAGTCTAGTAGGTTTCTTGGTTGAGATTCCCATCTCAGATTTGTAAAGAGACACGATTTTACCTGCCCATTTAGCGTCAGTATTGTTTTTATAAATACCATCACTTAATTGTTCAGGCTGTTCATCAAGCCATCCTAAAAACTTTTCATCTGTTTTTAAACTATTAAAGTCAGGGTGCAATCTAAGTAACTCTTCCATTGCTTTTTCTTTTTCAAGACTCTTTTCCCTTTGTTTAACAGAATCTATTTCTTTTCGTAACTTAGCCACTTGTTGTTCAGTCTGCACTCCTGCTACTGTTTGAACTACGTCATACACATCAGGGTATTGTTTCTTGAACTCTTCTAACTCTTCTAAAGTTTTAGGAGGAGTTGTATTGCGTGGCATTTCAATTTCACGACTTTTAAATGCTTGAAGTTGAGAATTTAATGAATCACGTTCGCCTTTGAACTCGTTAAGTTTTTCATCATAATGTTTTTTAAGATCATCATAACGTTTTTTATAATCGTGTTCATCTTTGGTTTTTGATTCTGCAAAGTTCTCTGTCTCTTGAGTAGCCACTTGTTCAGTGGGGTCTTGAGTTTGTTCTTCTTGCACAACTTCTTCTTCATCGTCTTTGTAAACATCCTCACGGTACTTGTTACGATAAAGATTTTTGTTATTAGTTACTCCAAATGAATCGTTTGGTTTATTGGCTCTTATGCCTTTTACTGTTTTTGCCATAGTTTTATACCTCATTCATGCAGTGCCACTGGCTGTGGGTAGCTGCTTCGGTTTCGTCAGGGCCACTAACGTGGGTAGCTGACTAAGTTTTTATCCTTTTTACAGGAATTCCTTGTGCGTCTACGTCTGGTACGATAAAACCTTTTTTGTTTTCATCTGCAGGTTCTATAACAGTGCCTGCAGGTTTCGAATCTTTATAATACCAGTTTAATAAATTTTTTGCTGCGTTTTTGTACACAGTGCCTTTTATTTTAGGATTGTTAAAAATGCCTACATCGTACGCTTTTTGTAAATCAAAACCTGTTTTAATTAACGTATCTCTAAATAATTTATAATCGTCTGTTCCTAATCTGCCACCAAAATGTTCTGCTACAAGAACTGCTTTCATTCTTTCACTAGGCACGTTTTTAAATCTTTTAAATATTCTGTTGTATTCATCTATCTTTTTATACAACATTACATCACTTGCATACTTTGCGTCTTCATAACTTAAATTAAACTTCTTATGTGCAGCCGTAGCTTTTTCTTTTTTTAATCCAATGAAAGGCTCAAACACTTTCATTAAATCTTCTGTCATACCCATTTTTCTTAACTCTTTAGCAGAGTGTTGACCTAAATCAACTCCTCTTCCTATGGTAACACCACTTTGACCTATTACTTTTCCACTTTTAAATTTAGGTATGTAAGATTCTGTTTTAACACCACCCTCTGACATATCTACAGCACCTGACGCTAAGTTAAAAAGATTTAGTTCTTTGTCTTTTTTAGCTCGTAATTCTTCAGGCATTGTAGGTGGTTTTAACGCAAAACCTTGGTCTTTTCTTTTGGGTACTTTTTTAGCTCTTTCTTTTTCTCTTATTTCCGATTCTGTTGGGCCTTGTTGTAATCCAAAGAATTGTAGTATAGAGTTCAAAGTACTATGATCTGCTTTAACAACATTTCCTTCTGACATTTTTATAGCACCACCATAGCGTGCTTGTCGTTGTTCTACTTGGTCTTGTACTTCTTGAGTTCTTTTCTTACCACGATTATTTATTTTTTCTAATCTATCGTAGCCTATTTCTTTAGCTAACGCTTTTGGTATATATACTTCGTTTTGAGATACTAAAAGTTGAACTTTCTCTCTTATATTCATTTTAGGGTTTCCAAAGCTTACGTCAACCCCTTTTTCTTGTAAATTTGTAATAGCCTTGTTTATCATGGTTTCGATATCTTGTTTACCTGCAAACTCTGCCGCTGCGGCATTGATAATAAAGTCTCCATCTCTTGCATCCATTGGTTTGTCATCTGCTACTGTTTTTTCAGGAGCAACATTAGGATCATATCCACCTATAAATCCGGGTGGTTGCATGGTTACTCTTTTACCTAAACTCATTCTTTTAGGCTTTGGCACTTTTATATTTGGACCTATAGAACCACCTAAGAACCTACGTATAACAGGACCTGTTTTAGAATCGTACATCATTTCATTTATAGCGTCTCTGTCATCATCATCCATAAGAATGTAACGTTGTTTTAGTAATGCTTCTATGTCTTTTGATTTCATAACTTGCCTATAATATAACAGATAGGTTCTAGTATTGATCTTTCTATCTTACTAAACAATTTTCTTTGTTTACCTCTTTTTTCTGCCCATATATCTGCTGTTCTTCTTCTTGCTACGCCCTCAAGCCAGTTCTTAACAAGATTACTTAACACGGTGTTGTTGTTATAAGCTAATTTTACGAGAGGTCTAAATATACGGTGATATCCTTTTTGATATGCAGGATCTAAATTACGACTGTGATTTAACCAAACAGTCTGTCTAAATGAACCAAATCCATATGCGTTGTTCATGGCTGTACAAACTATTTTATCGTCACTACCACTTGTATCATTTTGCACAGGTTCTCCTGCACCTCCAAATGGATCTAATCCCATTTCTGTTTCAGCTTGAATTTGATCCTCAGTTATAGTAGTATCATCTCCACTATCAGCAACAGTAAATGATGCAGGTATAACTGTAGGCACACCTCTATCTACGTTACCTGTAAATGTACTACTTCTTTCAGGTATTATTGTATTTAACAAATCAACTGCTTGTTTATTTGTAAACCCTCTATTGTTAACTAAATCTTGAAATATACTAGATGGACTTTGTACAAGACCTCCTAAAGGTATAGGTTTAGTACCTCTACTACCATACCTATCAGTTTGTATAGATCTGCCTGTGCTTTTGCTAAAATCATAACCTGTTACGGCTGTGCCACGTTTACCTGCTGCTAAGTCTGCACCTCCACCTAACACTCCTGCTATTGTAGTTTCTTCTGGCTCTTCCTCTCCTGCTAAACCTAACCCTCTATCTTGACCTGTTATATTAAATTGAGTAAAATTAAATTTGTCGTCTGGTACATCTTCAAATCCTAAATTAGGCGGCCCAATTAAGGGTAATTCTTTTATTTGAACGTTAGTTCTGCCTGTAGTTGTAAATCTATCATCTGGCACGTCTTCAAAACCTAATTGTTCTTGAATAATTGTTGTATTGTACGTGCCATATTTACCTGCAGGAATTACAGAACTACCAGAAATATCTGTTGTAAGAATTCCAAATTGTTTTTGTATCTTCTGTTTTATTTGAGTGGCTTTTTCAGTTGTCATATCACCACCTAACAAACCTCTTCCTGCTCTTACTTCTTTAAGCCACTGATCTGCAGCATCTTTATTTCCATTAAATTCTTTGGCGGCTAATTGATCACGAGCTGCTAAAGAACCGTATGCTGATTGTACGCCATTTGCGTCAGTAAAAAATCCATCTTTTGTGTAGCCACCCAAGCCACCTACACCAAATCCATCTTCAGTTCCTATACCTCCAGTATAACTTGGTAGCTTTCCATTCTTTATTGCAGCTAAATTTAAAGCTTTTTGATTTGTTATACCCACTGGTAATGTTCCAATAAATTGAGTTGACCCACGAGGTCTAACTAAAAATTCACCGTCTATTTTTATGATGTCTCCTATATCAACATCTTTAGGAGTCATTGATCCCATACCCATACTTTGAGGATCATCTGCCATATCATACATACCACCGATTGCTTTCATATCCATAAGAGCATCGTATTTTAAAGAAGCAGTATAGTTTCCTATGGGTTTTACTATACCTGCACCGTGATTTTCTATACCCCAAGGTGTAGTTACAGGTTCTCCGAGTATTGCACTTGCACCTAATCCAACTACAGGATTAACTAAAGCAGCAGTTCCTATAGCAAAATCTTTTCCAAACACAGACTTATCTGAGGTTTGTGTTGCTTTTTTGTAAGCATCCCAAGAACCATGACTTAAATCCATACTTTGTAAATCAACTGCTTCTACTTTAGCATCATAATATGTTTTAGCAGTGCCTAGACTGTTGTTACCTTGTCTGGAGAATACTGCACTAAGTAGATTGACACTGTCATCATCACTATCTTCTTGAACTCCAAATATGTTAGGAGGAGTGTCTTTCTTATCTTTTTCTTCTTCTTCGTCTACTGACGTAGTTGTTTTAATACCAGTTGTTCCTAGATAGTCTTTATAAAAATCTACAAATCCACCAGAATAATCTTCTGGACTCAAAGCTCTTCCGGGTCTGTACCCAGAGTCAGTAAATGCAGTTTCTTTAATTTCAGCCATTTTTAATTACCTTTTCGTAGTTACTCTTCAGGTTGAGGAGCATTTCCAGTAAAGCCAGTTTCCCCTGCAGTTGGCGTAGCTCCGACTCCGATTGTGCCGTTACCATTCCCTTGACTGTCAGTTCCTTCAGGCTGTTGAGGTACTCCACTAGGTTGTCCCATTCCTTGCTGTTGATTACTGGCGACACTACCCTCGCCTGTTCCTTGTTGAACATTTGCCATCATTCCTTTCAACATTTCTGCGTAGAGTTGTGCTTCGTTCTGATCATTGACTAATGTGTCAGGATCAATATCTTGTGCAATAGCAAGTTCTTTTAAAAGATTAGGAATCTTGATAAAAGGTGCAAGCACAGGATTAGCCACAGTTTGCAGTAAAGCAGTTAATCTCTGTGTACGCACTTCTTTTTGCATAACTGCTGCAACCCCACGAGGTTTAATTTCGAGATCCCCTTTTATACTTTCTATATCATTATTAAATTGCATGTTCCATTGAAATAAAGATTCTCCTAATGGTTTTAATAAATGATCATCTATATTTTTTATAACAGTTTTCATAGCCAATCCTGCTGATCCCATAAGCATAGATAAGCCAGATGCTGTTCTACCAGTTCCTGTTACACCTGTTTGTCCGTGTAATATGGATGGTATACCTGTATCTTCATCTGCAAGTTGTCTTGATATCTGATACATTTGTATGTTTTCTGGTGCAGTATTTGGAAACTTTAATCCGTTGATTGCTGTGCCAGTCACACCAGACTGTCGTCTGAATATCTTACCGGGGAATATATCCATGTTTTGACCGGGGACTAA